CAACCCTCCGCACCCCAACTATAAAGCATAAACCACTAAATTGTCAAGGGGGTGTAAGTTTGAAATATCTGCTTTTCGTGGTCATATTCGTGGCAGTGTTTGTTCCACTTCGGCGGTTGTTCCGAAATCTTTTTAATGGGAGGAAATAAAAATGCCAATTCTCCGAGGAGATCGAAAACACGGAGCTGAAGGCAAACCCATGACCACAAAGAAAAGCCGTGTCCGAATCGGACACGGCTTTCTTTTCTCATCCTGTCCAGTCGGCCCGGGCCTCCCGCACGTCAACATGGGTAAAACCCTGTCCGGCGTACACGCCCACGCCGCCCCAGTCGGGCATGAGCTGCCGCGCGTAGGCCGCCACCGCTGCCGGGGTCTGGCCCTTCACGGAAATGTCAGCCGCCGTGCCGTAGCAGTGCTGGCTGTGGGCCGCGCCGCCCACCTTGGCGTTGTACTGGGGCGTCCGGTAGGCACTGTGGATGACCACCGGGGCGGCAAAATGGCTGCGGATGCTTTGCAGCACCATCACCAGCCGGGGGGCGGTCAGGACGGCGTCGCTGCCGTCCTTGCAGGCAAATTCTTTCACGGTAAAGTTGGCGGACAGCTTTTTGCCGCCGTCCTTCGCCTTGGAATAGGCGTTGATCTCGACCATAGGCCTCTCTCCTTTCGGTTCGCTTGTTTTTTCACGTTTCAGTTTCCAGACGAGGAAAAACGGGATCACCCGCCCGTCCCCGGCGAAGCCCTCCCCTGCCGAATCCATGAAGCAGGTAGACCCACCTCCGTCCATCATAATGGCGTTGTCCCAGCCGGAGGACGCCAGCAGGTCCCGGAGCTGCTCCGGCGTGTGCCGGTCCTTGCTCACATAGTAGGCAAATCGTCCGTCCTTGGTGCCGATGGCCGTCCGTGGGGCGCGGTAGCGCATATCCGCCCCGCAGGTGACGGGGCTGATCTTCTTCCCGCCGATGATGAGGTGGACGCACTCCATGTAATTCCGATCCCCATTGGGCACGGCCTTCACGCCGAAGTCCTCCGGGATGTTCCAGCTGATGGCCCACGCCCGGTAGTCCGGGGCCTTGCGGGTCTGTCCCTCCGCTTTCAGGTGGCAGGCAGGCTGCTGGTTCCGCAGGAAAATCGAGCCGTTGCAGATGGCGTCCCCGCCCGCCTCCGTCAGCATTTTCCGCAGGTTGGCCGTGGTGGAGCGGAGACGTTTTCTGTTGAAATAAATCCGCAACCATTGGAGGTCCTGAAGCGGAATTGTACCCGCTCTGGTCATTTTCTCAGGTTCTTGCGGCTGTAGCAGTAGCCGTGAGAATCGTAAGCCAGCTCCCAGTGACCCACGGTGATGGTGGTGTCAGCGCGGCTCTCATCTCGATCCATCACGGGGATGGCAGTACCGTAGACCCCGCCGCCCGGTGCCTTGTTGGAAAAGCGGATAGGCTTGCCGTCGCTGGCGATTTTGTAGATGCCGTCCTTGCCGTCATCCTCGCCGGTGATGAAGCCTTCCTTCATCTCCTGCTCCGTCCAACCGGCCACGGAGCCGTCGGCATCCAGATGGAAACTGGCTCCCGCCGCTTTCAGTTCATCGTTGATGGCCTCGATGGTCTTGCCACTCCGCTTTCCCTCGTTGATAATGTTCTCGTAGATCTTTTCCATGATGTTATCTCCTGTTTTTAATTTGATTTTTAGTGATCACTGGTGCATCTGCTTTCCGATCTGGTTGACGCCCACCGCCGCCAATCCGCTTACAACGCCCACCGCAATTGCAGTGAGATAGTCCGTTGCCGGGAAGTCCGGCATGATGTACATTCCGGCCACGCCCAGCACGCCGCCCACGGTACCCACGATGATGGGGATCCACTTGTTGTCAACGTCGGTGGCCTTCACGGCCTGTCCGACGAGGTAGCAGATCACCGTGATCGCCGCCACGCTGGTAAGGCCCATAGTGCCAATATCCATGTGCTCACCCCCTTTCATGCTCAAGATTCTCCACCGTCGGCAACCGGCGGGCGAAGTTATTTTGTATCCGGTTTCGTCACGCCGTCACCGTAAGCAGGTGGATAATTCCGGCGCCCAGAGCCGTCACAAAAGCCCCAACGATGCCGTATATGATTTTATCCACGATGCCGTCCCACCGCTTGGCGGGCTTCTGTTCGATGGTTTCCACCTTTGTTGTGAGGCCATCGACGCTCTCTTTGATTTCATCAATCTTTTCCGCCTGACTGGTTTGCTTCGTTGCCATGACTTCGATGGCAGTTGCCATACGGTTCAGTGCGGCCAGCTGCTCGGTCTGACTGTTGATCCTGTGGGTGTTTGACTTACAGCGCTGTTCTACTTCCGTGAGCTTTACAGCCATTTCTTCCTGATTCACGGTATCACCACCTATTACATTTTTAAGGAGAATTTGCTATGGAACCAAAAGTTGAACTGTACACCGCGATCTGCACGGCCATGGATCGGCCGGACGCAAAGACCGCAATATGGGAGATCCTTTCCGGGTACACCGTCACCGCCACCGCCGCCTGCTCCAGTTTGGATGATAGTATTGCAGAATTTTTGGCCGCCAAGCGGGCAGATAGCCTGTCCGAAAAATCCATTCGAAACTATCGGCAGATCCTTGGCTTGTTCCGGCAATGGCTGGATCTGCCGCCCGCCCAGATCACCACGGATCACGTGCGCCGGTGGTTGTCCCACCTGAAGGAAGATCGTGGAATGAAGAAAGACAGCGTTCAGACCTATCTCAACTGCCTGCGTTCTTTTTTTGGCTGGTTGATGGTAGAGGAAAAGATCCAGCGCAACCCCATGAACCGCATCCGCAGCGCCCGCATTGATAAGAAACACACCCGTCAGCCTCTTACTCAGGAGGAGGTGGAGCGGTGCCGGGCTGTTCTTTCGACGCCCCGGGAACGAGCCATATTTGAATTGTACCTTTCCACCGGCTGCCGCCTTTCAGAGCTTGTCAACATCCCCATAAGTTCCGTTGATTTCCAATCCCGCACTATAGAGGTCTGCGGCAAAGGTGATAAAATACGGACTGTATATTTCAGCGTCCGGGCGAAGCTGGCGCTCCAATCCTACCTTGCTCACAGCAAGAGCAGTTCCGACTTGTTTTCGTGCAATACGGCTCCCTACGGGCCGCTTGGCAGTCAGGCCATTGAAAAAATCATCCGGGGCATTGGTGCAAGGGCTGGACTGTCAGCCCCGCTGCATCCTCATAAGCTCCGGCACACCTTTGCCACCAGCGCACTTAACGCAGGCATGGATATCGTAGTCATCCAGCAGTTGTTGGGCCACTCAAACCTTGACACCACACAGATCTATGCGCAGCTCTCACAGGAGGTTGTCCGGCACAGCTATAACAAGCTGTGTGCGTAATATAACTTCGGCTAACAAGGCTCCGACCGTCCACGCCGCCCAGCACGCAGCGGGCGGTTCTGACCCCATTACGCCGGAAAGCATCGGGGCCGCTCCGGGTGGGTTTGGGCTGGGAAGTGAACCTTCTCTGTTCTTAGATGCTAATGACTGTGTAGTGAATGGATGGTATCGGGATGCTAATGGAAATGCCAAAAATGTCCCTTGGAATTATGCACATATTTTTGTAACTACTTATTCTGCGCATATTTATATTCGCCAAGATGCTTATATAACAGGAGGCTCTGCTTCAGTTCCTTATGTCAGTCATGCTGTCAGAATTAGGCATCCTGATTTTTTGAAAGAAAATGATTTTTGGGGGCCTTGGGAATATGAGTCTGGTACGCCCATGTATCTTGGCACTGAGTACCGCACCACGGAGCGGTATCTCGGAAAGTCGGTGTATGTCAAGCTGGTTGATCTGGGAGAGGGCACGAATGGCAAAACTATAAACGTTGGAACTATGGAAATGATTCGCGTTGAATGCCGTGCAACATATAGTGGCTGGTCTTTACCAATGCCGGAATTGCCATTTGGGTCCACAGATAAAAGCCTGGAGCATACAAATGCACAGGCGTTTTACTCAAATGCGAACACCGTTACAGTCATAAAGGGTTCGACGTGTCCCGCCTTTACAGCAACTGCAAAAGTGTACTATATCAAGTCGACCGACTGACCCCTTAATCGGTAGCATACGCAGGTGTTCTCAATGGTTAGTCGGTGGTTTTTGTATAATACACCGTCACTGTACATGTATGCTCTGAAAAATTTCTTCCACCCGTTGTTATGCGGATAAAACTTCCAATTATGCCAACGACCATCCGATCACTACCAGTTGTTTCAAATGGGATCGTAGATCGACCGTCATAAGTCCAGTTGCCGTAACATCGTATGGGAAGAGCAACACCGCTTGTATCGAACCGAATGTCTTTGTGCCCGGATTCTGGGCAATTTCCGCAGTCCACGACTTTAACATACACTGGCTTGCTGAGATACCGCTCCGTGGTGCGGTATTCCGTGTTTAGACCCATGGGCGGGTTTACCCATTCCCAAGGACTCCAGTCATTTTGTTCTTGTTTGTTCCGTTGTACGATTGTCCCGCCCAACACCCCAGAGTTGCTTCTTTTTGCAAAGGCAAATTGATAGTGCACACTGCCGTCGAATATATCTTGGATGATCCACCACCCGCCGGTCGGGGTATTTTGATGTGCGACAAACCAGCCTGTTCCCGGAATTTGATTTGCATCATTCTCTGGGGCTTGATTCCATATTGCCCCCAGCCCAAACCCGCCGGGAGCCTTGTTAGCCGAAGTTATACCAAAAATCTATTTGAAAAACGGCCGTATGGCCGGGAAAGGAGACCCAAATGACCGAAAAACACTGTTGTGTAATCAACGCGGAGAAGAGATATGTCACCTATGTCCTTGTGCTGGTGGATCAGGGCGTGGAAACCGTGCAGAATTACACGCTGCATGAGGGTGAGCAGCTGATCGATGCGACGCCGCCTGTCATGCGGACAAGCACGGCCCCGGATGGATACATAGTCCCCGTTTGGGACGGTGCAGAATGGACGGAAGGGGCCACGGAGGAAGAGGTGGCCGCTTGGAACGAGCTGCACCCGGACTGGCTGGAGGCGGACGGCATTGCCCGCATCCGCTATAAGATGATCTCCATCATCCGTGATGATGAGGGCAAGGAGGTAGGCCGGGAAGCAGGCTGCGAAGCGTCGATTCGAACGCTGGCGGCGCAGTACGATAGCAACCTCGCTCTCGCGCAGGCCGAAGCGTGGCCCGGAAGTATCACGATTGAGCGGGTGCCGGAGGATGAGCGCCCGCAGACGCCGCCTCCAACCAATGATGAGCTGGCGGAGGAGAACAAGCGGCTCAAAGCCCAGATGGAGATGCAGTCCCAGAACATTACATTCCTCGAAAACTGCCTGTTGGAGATGGGCGATATTGTTTATGCGTGAGTTTTGGACCGAAGTGGCCCTGAACCTATATTTTTACTTATCGAAAGGAGATCAAGAAATGATGGCTATGTTGTATGCGAGCAAGATCTGCATGGAGGCGAAAAACCCCAAGACCGGGAAACCGTGGGAGTTTGCGGACGTTCCTCCCAAGCTCAAGGCGCAGGTGGCGGATGTGCTCATCAATGAGTGCGGCCTGCCGGAGCTGGTGCCCGCTGAGTACGGCGGCACTGCTGAGTGAGTGATAGGCCCCTGTCCTCCGGGGCGGGGGCCTGCCTGTATTGTTTCGGCTAACAAGGCTGGCAGAGTTGTTCCAACTCAGTACGATGTCCCTCTTATTGAGCCGTTTACCTCGGAGTATGGCTTGAAATATAGCAAGAATGAATTTGGGGAAGTTGTCATTCAGGGAAATATTTATATAGAATCTGGGCTTCAGGCGGGCAATACGCAAGTAGCAATAATGCCGGAAGGCTTTAGACCATCATTTCAAGTTCACGCCCCTGCATATTTGAACATTGATTATGCAACTCCTGATATTGCTGAATTTTATATTGCACCGAACGGGTATGTAAGTATAAGCAGATCAAAAGCAGTAACTGCATCATGGCTTAACATTGGCGTATCTACCTGTTATGTGGCAAGAAATTGATTCAGGTGTAGAACGACACCGTAAAGCTACTCGCTTGAACAGTTGCCTTATCAGAATTGTTATATGGATAGAATGTTATTTCTCCGTTTTTGTAAATAATCACTTTCGCCGCCCATGTGTTTACTGTTCCGGGCGTCCACCAATCTGTGTCTGATATTTCAGATACTTGTATACGCGGGCGATATCCTTCCGGGAGCGTAGCAAGCACAGACCTGTAAGGTATACATTCACCGTTGTCCAATCTCACCGCCTGTGCAACTACTGTAACCATTCCAAACTCGTTCTTCCTATATGTTATAGACCCTGTATAACCGATAGATAGTGGCAAAGTAAGAAGATTCGGAATGCTTTTACCAGCCTTGTTAGCCGAAGTTATATTACGCACACAGCTTGTTATAGCTGTGCCGGACAACCTCCTGTG